AGAGAGGCGGTACCTAAGTCAATGTCGTTATCTGTTACTGGTACAATAGCACCATCTTGTATTTTAAGTTGCTCAACGGAACCCGATAATACCTGAACGTAAAATTCTAAATGGTTATTAATTGTGTCTACAAGGACTTTATTAAATTGGTCGGCGTCTGCCAGTCGGTCAATAGGAGAACCTTCTCCCGTAGTACCATCATGATTATGACCGGTAGCTTCATCGAAGGCGGTAAGTACTTGGTTAAACTCCGCGTTAAGGGGAGCTGCACTAACTATTTCACCGCTAAGAATCTGCGCGGAAGATTGTCTAGAGTATCCTGCCATTATAAAATAGTCCTATTGTTGAGCAGCGCATCCCAGTATGGCAAATCAAATGTAACCATTATCTGTACCCCGCATCTTGATATGTCACTGAAAAACCACTTATACTATAGGGTGCCTGTGTACCGACAGATGTTATGATGATAGACATTGCCCTGCCCGAACCCTGTACATTAGTTTCTAGCACAGGACTGGTAGTCCCGTCAAATGTAAAAGCGGAATTATATGTGCCGCCTGTAGTAGTATATCGTAGCAATACTCCGGCAGTCGTCAGTGGGTACGTAACTGGATTAGGAACCGTTGGATTGTCCCAATCAAATGCAATACCTAAGTTTATAGTAGAAGCACCTTCAGGTCTAGTAAAAAGTGACAGGTGCTGAAATATCTTTCTTCTTTCTGTAGACTCAAAGTAAAGAAAGGGTGTTGCGTAGAGAGAGACAACGTCTTCACCATTAAAGTCATTACCACTATCTTGTTTGTGTATCTTACCGTCTAAATCTCCATGAAGAATAACTTCTTTATCATCAATCAATCCACTAGTAGCTACAAAAGCTTGGATACCAAGTAGCTGTCCAAATTCCCAACCTACCCTGCGATCTGCAAAGCGTAAGCCCCCAATAATACCTTCTGTTGCAGTTGCTGCCGTACCTTCCGAAGGAAAGAAATAACGAAACTGCGTTTTATTTTTAATAACTACTGAGCACATATTGCTAAGAGTATGGTTAGCTGGTAGTGCCTGTAAAATCTGTTGTATAGGTTTTGATATTGTTTCTAATTCGATGTCACCAATACGAGCAGTACCCTGGATAGGACGAATGCCATCGGAAGCTAAGAAAAGAACATCCCCGCCAATTTCAATAATGCTATCTGACGCAATGCATCCAATATTATTTGTTACCTCGTGCAAAACAAAGTCGGATGTAGTATTACCTACTAGCTTCTTGATCTTGTCTTGCCCAAATACGTATAAGCTATCTCTGAACTTAACTATTCCTGTAATGTTAAATCCTACGTTTATTACTCCTGCACCACTTGAAGTCTGAAAGTTTAGGTCGTTGTTTGGTGCACTAAAAACTAAGGAGTTAGTATTGTCGGACATCCCTGCTAGAAACAAGTGGTTACGAAAGTCAGTACTGAATTTAGCCTTTTCTAAATCTTTGTTAGCAGCAAACTTATAAAAAAAGTTAATTGCTGTGCCGCCTACATTAGTTTGGTTAGAAACACCAGAAGGAGAAGATAACTCAAAGGTGTATGTGTCAACGTCTGCTATGGTAGCTACTGTAAAATCAGTGTCATTCATAGACACACCACCAACAGTAACGCTAACTCCACTAAATCTTACAGTATCGCCTACAGATAAACCGTGTGCTACATGATCTATTGTTACAGTAGCATCAGTATTTACTGAGTCAAAAGCGTTAGACAACTGCGCTTCTGTATCTGTAGCAGATGTACCCTGCTTATCATACATGTCGATAAAGGTAGCACCGCTATGTCGCCAAGGTCTATTTACTCCATCAGTTACAACTGTTACTTCTATCCCGGTAAAACTATGACTTGATACCCTAAGTTTATCTACTCCTACTGCACTTCTTGTGGTAACTAGTAAGTTACTTCCCCATCCTGCCCCAGCAGTGTACTTGTACACACTATAGTTATAACTGTACGAAAAAGTAGTAACACCGCCACCACCGCCACTTACTGTCGATGTAGCAGCAGAAGTATGTACAAATTTATAAGTATTAGCATCTACTACTTCTGAGACGGTAAACTCTACCCCGTTCATACTTAAACCACCAACAGTACTAGCGTCAGTAAACGTAAGGAAGGAACCTACCGTCAAACCATGTGAGCTATCAACAACGGTAACTGTCGTACTTTCATCAGCAGTAGTGAAAGGATTGCTACCTACGCTCCCTGTACTGTCTCCTGTGTTACGCCGCGCCGCATAGATAGCATTATTGTGTATCCAAACCCCTAGTATTCGTCCACTACCAGTGACTGTAGTATAAGAACTATCGTAAGCAGCAAAACCTCCAAGTCTACGGTATCCACCGAACTGGGAAATCTCAAAGTTTAGCATCCGTATAGCAGCACCTGGATTAGACGCGGCAAGAGACAGGGCATCTTCGTTTGTGTACAAGCCCCCTCGAGCTAGTACCGTTACGTCTTTAAGCGCATCAACCATTACGGGTTACCAGGAGGTGTATTAAGTAAGTAAGCCATCCTCGTATCTCTAATCTCAGTAAATCTATTGATAAGAATAGAACGCATGTGATCTATCCCCAAATCAAACTTTTGTCGTGCCTGTGCCGCTTGTTGTGAGTTATCACGAAACATGTAACAGTGGTATAAGGCTCCGTCTATTACAACATGTTTGTATGCATCAGGAACTGTCATAGTGTCCGTAGCGGCGCTTAAATCTGTATGATAGGCGTAGTAGTCGTATGATACGCTGTACGCAGCGTTTGGAATTTGTGTAAAACCCGCTTTATCGTCAGGAGTACGGTATATATAGGTAGGTTGATCATAGTCTCCACTAGTAGCCTCACTATCTCTCTCAAAATAACGAGATAGAAAAGTATCATAGTTAATTTGCTTCAGCTTTCTGGCCGCATAATCGTTATCTGCGTCGTAGTTAATACGAAAGCTATTCCAATCAGCAATCTTTAAAGTAGTAGCCAGTGCGTATGAAGCTGTTCCAGAAACTAACGTCAAAGATCCCGTCGTATGATTAAACGGAAAGAAATATTCCCGTTGAGAAATTTCATGTAGTGATGCATTCACAGCATCTTTAACTTGTGCGCGGAAACCAATAACACTAGTAAAATCATCTGCACCAATTTCGACTTCGTTCAGTCGGCGCAATGTATCATTTACTAGTGTGAGAAAAGTTGTCGCCATTAAATTACCACCAGTTAAAAAAGTAGGAGTGGGGTTTTTACACCCCACCCCATGTAGCTTTACGCAAGCGTATCACGATCAACGTCACTGGCTTCAAGAACACCAATGTCGTCAACATTCGACAGCCACGCAAAAACGCGGATCTTACCCGTTAGGGTAGTACCGGTTTGTGCCTGGATAAGAATGTCGAGCGTATCAGCTGCAGCTGGTACAATCGCACACCCAGGTGCAGCAGGAACCGCATAGGCACCAGCCGCTGCAGCGTCGAAATCAAAGGCATCGACAAATGCATCTGGATCACCACCAGTCACGCCCAAATCAAGAGCGCAATCGGAAGAAGTACCAGTATGAATAGCGGTACATTCCATGCCAGCAGACATAATCATCGTGTTGGCAGGGATCGTAAGTGCTTCAATGATATCGGCAGCAGCCAGTGCAGTACCTTTAGCGGTAACAGCAGCAGCAAAGTCGATTTCATTCTGAACGTAGTACGGACTACGCCCACGAGCGCCAGGGTTTCGGACGGTCGAAGCAAGAGTAGTAACGGTAGACATTATCTACGCCCTCCCTAGACTAGGTTATATTTGGCATTCACAAGACCTTCTGGACGAAGAATCTTGCGACCATACAAATGCATACCCCGAACGATGTCAGCAAAGCTGTCGGGATCGCGATAGGTTTCAGTCTTATTAATCTGCTCTGCAGTTGCAACAGCAGACATATGACCAGCACAAATCACACCGTAGTTGGAAGCATTGGTTCCACCAGTAGTGGCAGGACCGGTTCCAACGGAAGGCATGTTGTTAGAGACATATACCTTAAAACCGTGAAGGTTATTAAGGATAAGACCATTTTGGAGGCCATCGCCCCCGAAGTCAGCGTTGAAAAGACGAGAGTCTTCATCACGCAGAAGCTCAACAAACACCGGATCAATAACGAGAAACCGGCTATTGGTATCAACATTCTGCTGGTCAAGAAGACGAGCCATACGGTTGATTACCGAGAGAGCATGAGCATTACCAGAACCCGGAGTAGTATCCGTGGCACCTGGAGCGCGGGCGTCTACACCAACACTATTAGCAGAAGAACCACCGAAGTCATCCCCACGAATTTCCATTGAATCTAGGAGTTCGTCAGAACCAGCGGTTGAAACAGACTTGCTACCATTTACAGTGGTATTAACCACGTTGGGCGTACCATGGAGCGCAGTTTGTTTGAAACCACACATGTAACCTAGAACATCTTGGTCAAACTGGTCAGCAAGCCGATAGGCCGCACGATCAGTAGCAAGCTGTTGGAAGTTTACATGACTATGTGCTTCCTCAATATCGTCAACCTTGAAAGCAAAGTAATTTGCTTTGTCAATGGTCAACGAAAAGTCTTCATCGTCAAGATCCTGTGGAGTAATAGTTGTTCCACGGGTGTATGCCTTGACAGTGATTTCGGGCTCTTTGATAACTTTAACGCTATCACCCATGTTGGCGATTTCGCCAAAGTAATCGCTATTAGAAATAGCTTCTACAACAGAGCCTTTACGAAAGGCTAGCTGAACCTGCTTTGAATAGATAACCGGTGAGAAATTACCATTAGGCAGGTTGTTGTACCCAGCAGCGGATGAAAATGCCATTTTAAGGTCTCCTACATTTTCTACAACATCCTAATGCGTGTAACAAAGACACGCTATGTTATCTATTTCACAAGGCCGTTTGATATAGAGGTAGTACGGTTCCATGGCCGATGGAACTATAGGCTCAATCTTACGGGTGGCTTAGAAATAATTACTACGTCAGTAGCGTAAGTAGCTAAACTGTAGGGTTACACTTCTAACATAACTGTATATAGTTATACCTGATTTAAAAAATAAGTCAAGTCTTTATCTTGCAGAACCTGACATATCGTATACAAAACTTCCGGAGCGGATAGAATCCATGATTGCCTCCGAGTTTTTTTCGTATTCTTGAGGCGTCATCTTGTCTACGTCAGACTCTTTAAAAGATCCTGCCTCATTACGTAACGCAGGGCGGCTTCTCTCACCCTTTGTTTTAACAGATCGAGCTGCATCCTTGTCTTTACTGGCTGCAGTTTTAGTCTTCCCTTTATCTGATTTGTATAAGTCAATAGCCCTAGAAGCAGACTTAGCATCATCATCGTTTTCGTATAACGCCTTTTGTATCCAGACAGGCTGTTCTTCAGCCCAGTCATGGAAGTCATCACTTTCTCGAATGTCGTCAAAGTCGGGATGCATGGTGTATAATTCTGTTTCAGCACGATCTTTAGATACCTGAAGTCGTTCATTGTTTAACTCAGATACTTGTACTTCAATCTCAGCAGATCGTTCAGATGCCTTTTTCATTGCAATCGTTTCTACGATGGCAGCTACATCTGGGTACTGTGCTGCCCATGCAGCAATGTCGTCATCCGTTTTGGGTAGCTTAAACTCCTTTTTAGTAGCAGAATCTAGTTGACTTTTTAGCTGATCAATTTCACTCTTAAGATCTTCCGCTTGCTTTTGTTGGTGCCTACGAAGATCAGAATACCGTTTCTTAAAAGTCTTTTCTTCTGCGCTTAGTACTACTTCGTCTTCAGTACTATCTTCTGTAGTATCTCCCTTTTGTTCTTTAATAAGATCTTCTAGTTCCTCTTCTTCTTTCTTTATCCTCTCATCATGTGAGTAAGGACGAGACATGAAGGCAACTTTTTTAACGGGTTCTACAGTAGCTGATACTACATCTGACATATTCTATACTCCTTTGTTGGGGCCACGGTAGCCGTTTTGGGGCATGGGTAGCCAACTAATGGTTTATTATCGCGAGGCCAAACCACGCCTCTTCTTCTTAGTGTTCTTTGCTTTTCTTTTAGGTCTTTGTATTAGTCCTCCAACATTAAATAAGCCGCCGCCGGGTGTATCAGGCTGACCCATAGGACCAGTATCATCGCTCTCCGTCCCCGGTGTCTGCATAGCAGGTCCACCCACGGTACCCGTATCAGGACTAGGGCCAGTATCTTGAGCACCTAGTGCAAGTGACATTCGATCGATTTCTTTTTGCAAGTCTTTATTGGTAGAGCCCGTCGACAGATCATCTTTCTGTTGCTGGGTCAACGTTATTCCCAGGTTCAGCGCCTGTTGGTTCTGTTCCACCGCTGCAGCTCCAACCACATCGTTATCACTATTTGTGGAGAATCCGTTCGGCCCGGTCGTAGTGTATCCGCCAAAACTATTTGCGCTAGATCCTGCAGGTGCGTTACCACTGCTTACAGCCTCTGCATGTGAGAGCACCTGGGTGCTGGTAGCTCCAAATTCCCTTGATAGAGCAGCGGCTGCAGCATCCTTACTCAGACCTACGACAGCATCCTCGGCAGCCTTGTCAACTGCAGCCGTATGTGCAGCTACTTCCCTAGCAAAACCTACTGGGTCATTTTGACGCTTCGCAAGCATTCCCTTGGCTTTATTATAATCGTTAGTTGCCATATTCGTTACGAAATCAAGCTCCGTTCCTGATAGCTTACCGAATACTCCAGCACCAATGCTAGTCATAAGGCCTTTACCGAGTGCTGCGCTAGTCATAAAATTACCCACACCCAAGGCAAGGCCCCGCGCCCAATCTGGCATATCTTTCATCTGTTGTGCATATGCTGCCTGTTCCGCTGGCGACATTTCGCCTACAGATTTACCTCCGGAAGAGTCTCCAACGTCTCCGACACCACTGGCACCAGATTCATTTGATTGATCAACTACTGCGATAGGGGCAGTAATATTAGCGGGAGCCATAGGTGTGGATGCCGGAGGTTTGTAGCCGGGAGGTACTCCATACATCGGTTTGCCGTTAGTATCTACAGCTACAACCTTGATTAGCCCTTCATCGTTGGTATAATTTACAGTATGGCTATACCGTGGCGTAAGGGAGTTAGCGTTAGGGTTTCCCGACGCGCCAGGGCTTTTCCATCCCGTTGGTACAGCAGCACCCGTGGCAGCGCTAATAGCGGGAACGTCACCTAGCTCTTCAGCAGTAGGTACATAACTACCTCCCCGTGCGCGAATAGGTTCGCTATCGGCACTGTTGCCCATAACTAGTACGGTATCATCTTGTGCAAACGGAGAGTCTGCCTCTAAGGGTGCCTCTTCGGCATTACCCATCTGTCCAATATCTTCCATACGAGCAAGACCGTGTTTAGCTTTGTCACGAAGCTGCATAAAGAACTCTAAGCCAAAGTACCTCACAACATCTGCAGGTACAACGTACTCACCTGCGCTTACTTGAGCAGGTACGTCATCTCGTACTTCTTCTTGGAGTGAGCCTACAGGTACACGATTACCTGATACTGGGTCTACAGAATTACCTTCATCCATCATTCCGCCATCATCAAACATAGACATTTGTTCCTGTAAAGCCATAGTTCCACCCCTGTTAAATGGTAATTTTACTGCTGCTGAAATCCCCCAATCGTTGGTCCGCGGATTAAGCCTGCCTTCGACCCCAGCTTCACCGCCCCCATCTGAAAAGCGATGTATTATACTAAGTGCTAACTTGCTAAGCCAGACATTTGCTTGATGGTTTGTTTTACCAGCAATACGGTGCCCGAATACACTACCCCCAATATCAGCATCTGCTTTTAAAAACCACTTGGGCTCGGACTTATCGTCTTCTTCCCTCAATGGAAGCACAAAACCGAGGTTTATAGCAGTTCTAAGTT